ACGACGTAAGCGAAGCACAAATTTTTGCTGAGATGTTGAAAGGACTTGCAAATGCTCAACAAGCAGGAAGCCCGGAAAATCAGCCCCCTAGTGACCAACAAGGAAGCATGGAACAGCTTGGAGACGCTCCTGCAGGAGCAGATCCAAATGACGCTTCGGGCGTTGGTGGGGGCCAGATCGGAACTGGAAGTGTTCCGACTGCAGGGGAAGATAACTTCACTGGAAACGCTTAGAGGTTTAAAAGAAGACTATGATGCTGCTGTAGCAGCTAGGGATATAACCGATTAATGACAAACCCGTTCGTCGAAAACTATATGTATGGTAATTTGGGTCCATATTATGGGGCTGTAGCTTTGGGAAAAGGTGTTAGCGTTCCTTCTCCATTTGAAGAAGTTGCTAGAGGATATTTTTTATACGACGATGATTTTGCAAAATCATATGTAGAAGGTACAACCCCCCCACCTGTTGATACAGATTCAGGAGAAGAAGCAGGTATTCCTTCGCCAACGCAGAGTTCAAGCACACCCACTAGTAAGTTAGGTGGGACAAGTTTATTAGGAAAAGCATTAGATTATGTAGAGGATAGAATTACAAACTACATGGCTTTTCCAGAAGCTGTAAACCCTCTTACTGGAACAGTCAGGGCTACGGGAGTATCAAAAGCAGTAGGCGCAATGATGCCCGGATTTTTTGGTCCTTTGATGGAAGCTGGGTACAAAATGAATATGGATAACCTGTCTAGAATAGCAGGAATGTCTCAGGTTAACAAAGATTATAGCACGGGTTTACTGGGGGGTCAACTTGTGGGCGTTGAACCGACAGCCGATACTTTAGGAGGCAAAATTGCAAGTGCTTTTGGATTTAACGTTGACGGTTACACTCTAAGCGGTAACATAGGCGGGTTTACCAATGTTGATCAAGATGCGTTCGAAGATGCGGTAATTACTTCTTTATTAGCTAATCGTCCTAATGCATATGGCCCCGGTAGAGCCGTAGCTATGGGATTAGATCCTCAAGTTACTTATTCGCAAACAGAATTGATGCAAGAAGTAGCAACTGAATACGGTAGGCAGCAAGGAATTGCATTTGACCCATTCTCCCCTAGCAGTCAATACGCTTTTGGTGGACCTTACGCTCCATTTGTAGATCCCGGAGCAGGTCGTCCAGACCCTACCCGTCCCGGTGGTATAGTTGGTAGAAAGGACCAAGATGGGAATTGGAGAGGTGTTACGTCTGGTACTTACACAAGTACTTTTGGTTTACCGGGAATGACAGACTTCGCTTTCTATAATATGGGGCCGGGGTATAGTGCAGCCGACATGAGGAACTTGGAAGGAACAGGCGGCACTGACTTCTCTGGTATAGATCCTACGGGAACTGGTGGAGCATTTACAGGTGATCCAGTAGGTATGGCAGATGAATACGAGGATGATAATTATGCTGGTAGTGGTGCTTTTGGTGGCGGTTACGGTCCCTCGTTTGACGATAGTTCATTAGGTAAAGGTGACGGTGGCGGCGATGGCTTTGGTGGCGGCGACTACGGTGGCGGTCAAGAGGCTAGAGGTGTTGCAAAGGGCGGTCGCATAGGATACGCGACAGGCACACCAAAGGTAACGCAAGGTTTTATCAACAAAGACCCCGACTCTGTAACTGATGAACAATCCATAGCCGACAATCGATACACCTCTGTCCCAGAGGGCACTATGATTATGAATCAGCCCTCAAACGATAAATATGAAAAGCAGCTTGACAAATTGGTTGCAGAAGCAAAAAGAAATGTAAAGTTATCTAATAAACGACCAAAGATGGTTGAAGTTGCTTTGTCTGATGGTGAAAGATCCATTCACCCAGAATACGTTGCCTATATAGAAAAGAAAAAAGGCAAGGGGTATTTAGAAAAGCTCAACAATCAAGGAAAAGCTGAAGTATCTCGTAGACAGGCGAAGTATGGGGAAAAGATTGGGGCAGCTAACGGGGGTATGCTACAAGATGATCCCACCCTTTCTTCAAAAGGATTTTTAAATCAAGGCATGGAATTACAAGATGTAGGTGAAGATATACCCATGATAGATTATCTTCCTGTATCCGATGAATTATTAAAAAGCATTAGCAAATTTGCAAATAAAAAACCCAAACGTGGGGAGATAAAAGACTTTATTAAAGGTCTTTCTCCTGAAGATAAATTGACTGTTCTATTCCTTACAGAAACTAAATCAACCACTGATCCTTTAGAAAGTATGCAAGCAATTGGGGAAGTCGTTCAAAATAGAATTGATTCCAATTATTTTGACTTTAAAAAATTAAACACTCTGGATGATGTTTTACTTGACCAAACAGCAAAAGGTGCGTTTCAATTTTCTGGGTTAGAGCCTACCGTGTTTTTTAATCGTGCTAAAGAAGTTAAAGCAGGTCTTGCAAGTGATGGTTTATCAAGGGCTGCAGCCGCTGCACAAAATGTGTTAAATCCTGAAACTGAGGGTAACAGAATCCTTTCAAGGGATACAGTATTCTACACACGAAAAGATGCTTCAAATCAGTGGATGAGAAATTCAAAAAATTTACAATATTCTAGCGAACTTGGGGATCACGAGTTTTATAGCATATTTAAAACCCCATAGTTTTTCTAAGAAGAATCCGTCAGCTACCCGCTAACTAGCGGCCCTGACACAACCGACGCGGCTACCCACAGCCATGTGGCCCCGCAAGTGAGGTAAATAAAATGGCAAAACAAGTACGCGGACATCGTGCCAATAAACCAAATGACTCTTTTGGGACAATAAATAACGAAACCTTGTACAAAGGCAACTATCGTTCAGAAGTCTACAATGACGAAGAAGAAGATACCCCTGAAGTAGAGGCTAGTGAAGAAGCTGAAGTTACAGAAAATAACGAAGAAAGCTTTGTAGAATCAAAACAAGAATCGCCAAATCACGATTACAAGAAACGGTATGATGATTTAAAGCGACACTACGACTCAAAGCTGTCTGAGTTTGAAACTGAAAAACAACAGTTGTTACAGGCATCACAACAAAATAATGTTTCGTTGCCTAAAACAGTCGAAGAGTTAGAAAAGTTTCGTGAAGAGTACCCGGATGTATATGGGGTTGTTGAAACTGTAGCAGCCATACAAGCTGAAGAAAGAACTAAGCAGCTTCAATCAGAACTCCAAGAAATTCAGGAACGCGAAAAAGAAACTGTGGTTCAAAGTGCATACCGCGAACTAATGAACAATCATCCAGATTTCAACGAAATCAAAGAAGATGAGAAGTTCTTAACATGGCTTGACGAACAGCCCGAATCTATTTCGGACGGTATTTACAAAAACAATACTGATGCTCGTTGGGCTTCACGAGTCCTAGATCTGTATAAAGCAGATGCAGGTATCTCAAAAAAGAAGCGAGCTAAATCTAATGAAGCGGCAGCAACCGCAATAAAATCTCCCAAAGCAAAAGATGTTTCATCTGAAGCAGCAGGAGATAAGAAGATTTGGAAGGCTTCGCAAATCGCCAAAATGAAACCGTGGGAGTTCGAGAAGTTAGAAGCTGAACTTGACAAAGCACGGAATGAAGGGCGAATAGACTTGAACTCTTAAACCTCAAAATAGGAAGGATCGAACAATGGCTTTCGGTACTGCTGCGGGTTATGGTAACCTGCCTTCCGGTAATTTTGCACCGGAAATCTTTAGCCAAAAAGTTCTCAAATTCTTTCGTCGCGCTTCGGTTGTTGAAGACATCACGAATACTGACTACGCTGGCGAAATCGAGAACTTTGGCGACACAGTTCGCATTATTAAGGAGCCGACTGTAACAGTCTCTGCTTATACTCGCGGATCTGTAGTGAACCCACAAGACTTGGCTGATGACCAAATTACTATGGTTGTTGATCAAGCTAATGCGTTCGCGTTCAAAATCGATGACATCGAAGAGCGTCATTCGCACGTAAACTTTGAGGCACTTGCCACCTCTTCAGGTGCATTTGCATTGAAGCGTAAGTACGACAAGACTGTTCTTCAGGCTATGTCTGACGGTGCTGGTATTGCAGCTTCTGCTGTAACTGGTACAACTCTGACCACGACTGCTGCTGCTGGTACTCTTGGTACTGCAAACGCACCAATCAACATTGAGACAGACGACGCTGGCATCAACATGATGCTTGCAATGGCCCGTCTCCTTGACGATGAGTCTGTGCCAGAAGAAAACCGCTGGTTTGTTGCACCACCAATCTTTTACGAGAAGGTGTTCCAAGCTGGTAACAAGATCGCTGAAGTGCAGGTAACTGGTGATGCCACTTCCCCGCTTCGTAACGGTCTGGCAACTGTCGGCACTCTTGCTGGCTTCCGTTGCTACAAGTCAACTGCCTTGAATAGCACAGGCGGTATTGACCAAGTGACTTTGACTGACGCATCTGCAACTCTCGCAACCGACGGTTCTGAGAACATTGTTCTTGCTGGTCACATGTCATCCACCTCTACTGCTTCGCACATTGCGAAGACAGAAGTGGTTCGTTCAACCGAATCGTTCTCCGACGTTATTCGTGGACTGCACGTTTTTGGGCAAAAAGTATTGCGCCAAGAAGCGATTGTTCGCGGCGTTGTAGACTTTGCGTAAGGGAGGCTGACTAATGGCTACTATTGATAGAACTCCTAATGGTGGAACTGTTGGACATCCAGCAAACGTTGCACGTCCTTACGTAGTAACTTCTCAAGTCCATGACACCGCTGACGGTGGTACAGGTGGCGATGTCGTTCAATTGATCGACGTTCCTGCTGATACCATGATTGTTTCCGGTGTTCTTGAAGTCCTTGAGGCACGAGGTAACGGACAGATTACTCTGGACGTGGGTTTCACTGGTGGTGATGTGGACTGTTTTATTGACGGTTCAGTTTGCGCTGCTGGTTTCACTCCTTTCTTAGAAGCTGCAGTAGGTGCATCCGGCTCTAACGCCCGTATGATAACTTCTGCAGACACTATCGACGCTCTCATTCTTGATGGCGGCTCTAGTGGTGAATCTGCATTACGTTTTCGTGTTCACGTAGTTCTTGCTGACGTTTCCAAGAACCCCGTGGAATCTGCTACAGTTTCTACTGGAACATAATATTATTGGGGGCAGGGCAATTCTTGCCCCCTTTACAACCCGGCGAAAGTATGATATAAGCGTGTAAACCTGCCGGGAGATATACCATGTTATTACAATTATTATCTGAACAAGAAGTAAACTACTGCATAGAAAACTGGGGTGCCAAAGAAGATGGCGCAAAAACACAACCCAGATCAGACAGCGAAGAATTAAAAAAGAATACAGAGTCGCCTGACATGACACCCGAAGTAAGGCAACTCGTGTCAACAAGAATATATAATAACCCTTACATAGACTCAGTAGTTTGTCCAAACAGAGTATCGGTAAACTTTTACAATGAGTATGAAGAGGGTGGCTTCTACAAAAAGCATATAGATACGTTTCGTGCAGCACCTAGAAGCAACAATGTTTACTTTGACTATGGATTTTCATTAGGTCTTAGTGACGAGTATGAGGGTGGAGAGTTTGTTCTAAATAATGATGTGGGTGAAATAAGCTACACAATCGGAAAAGGACAACTACTTATATTTCCAATTATATACCCTCACGGCGTAAAGCCAATAACAAAAGGTTCGCGTAAAGCAATTATAGGTTGGATGTCCAGTAACGTTTCTTACGAACAAAGCTACATACTAAGAAACCTGTTTGAAATAAACGCAAGCTATTTGAAAGAAGAAAACCCGATGGCTCTCAAGTCAACGTTGGTACAGAATTATTTAGCTAAACACTGGGGTAAGTGATGACGAAAAAAGCACCACCAAAACCAAAGAAGAAATCAAAAAGTCCTACACCAAAAAACAAAGCACTTTACGCACGAGTAAAGGCAGAAGCTAAACGCAAGTTCGATGTATACCCAAGCGCATACGCAAACGCTTGGCTAGTTAGGACTTATAAAAAACGTGGCGGGACTTACGCATAATGGGCAAACCACAGGGCGGTCTTACAAAATGGTTCAAAGAAGATTGGCGAGATGTAAAGACTGGCAAGAAATGTGGTCGCTCTGGTAAAGAAAAAGGTAAACGTCCATACCCCGCTTGCAGACCAGCCAAAGTAGCTGGTCGTATAAGCAAGAAGGAAGCTGCAAAGAAGACAGGTCCGGGTAAAGTAAAGTGGTCTGTTACAGCATCAGGTAGAAAAAGATCTAGTGGACGCAAGGCAAAATATAAGGCATAATAGCGTCAAAGGAGATGCTTTATGAATTATATTACAAGTAACATACCATATTTCAAAGCTTGGGTACGTAGAGAGTATACTACCAACTTTGATCGATATCAAGGTGAATTTCTTCATGCAATGGTGATAGCCGTTACCACACTGCCTATGAAGACACTATCATTCCAAGTAATGTTCACTGGATACGATGAAGAAGAAAACGTGCACGGTGGGGCTATGTGGGCACGAATGCCCTTGACAGCCCTTGTAGGTGACACACCCTTTGAAGAGTGGCCTACACCAATGCCAACTTATTTGGCTCAACCGTGGGATTGTCAGTCACACCACCATTCGGTGTTTGTTTTAAATAGAGCTACTCCCTGCCCGTGGTTGGCTAAGATAGACGGAGAGTTCTACCCAGCAAAATACTACTTCACAATTGACTACACAGATACTGAAGTAGCAGACGACCCAGCCCAACACAAACAAAGCCACGTGCTAGAATTGATGGATGCTGGTGAGTGGACAGGCAACATAGTTGCACTGCCCAATAATAGAGTAAGGGTAACAAACCCTGCTTGGTTTGTAACGGGCGATGGCCCACCGGACTTCACTCCTAGTCAGTGGGTTCACCATTCTAAACAAGACCCGAACTATGTAGAAGATACAGCACGGGTATTCGATAATCTATATGCGGAGAGCGATTATGAAGAAGATGATGAAAGCTAAAGGCATGAAGCGCGGCGGCAAAATGATGAAAGCTAAAGGCATGGCTAAAGGCGGTAAGATGAAAGCCAAAGGCATGAAAAAAGGCGGTAAGATGATGAAAGCCAAAGGCATGGCTAAAGGTGGTCGTGCAAAGTATGCAAAGGGCACATCTAAGGGCGGTGCAATGACTCTTGCGTCAATTCGTTCTGCAGCCAAAGCTAAAGGCTACAAGTTAGTCAAGGCGTAGTCATGGCTCGACGTGGATTATACGCCAACATAGCCGCTAAGAAACGTAGGATAAAAGCTGGCAGTGGAGAAACTATGCGTAAAGCTGGGAGTAAGGGTGCACCAAGCAAAGCCAACTTCAAACGTGCAGCACAAACCGCTAGGAAAAAGTAATGGCTCGTAAAGCAGATAAGATGCCAGCCCGTAACAAAAAGAACTTTCGTCCAACAAAGTCTGGTGCGGGAATGACTAGGGCTGGCGTTGCTGCTTATCGAAAAAAGAACCCCGGCAGCAAACTAAAGACTGCTGTAACAGGCAAGGTAAAGCCGGGAAGTAAAGATGCCAAGCGTCGTAAGTCTTTCTGTGCACGTTCTGCTGGACAGATGAAGAAGTTCCCAAAAGCAGCAAAGAATCCTAACAGCCGCTTGCGTCAAGCAAGGAGACGATGGAAATGCTAACAGCCCTCATAGGACCAATAGCAAATATCGCAGGGACATGGCTTGAAGGCCGTGTCGAAAAAACCAAAGCAAAAGTAAAAGCAGACGTAGCCAAAGCAGAGGCAGAGGCCATCGTCATGCAGAAGAAAGCCACTGGTGAAATAGACTGGGACTTGAAGATGGCTGACGCTTCAGTATCTAGTTGGAAGGACGAGTGGCTTGTAATTTTGTTCAGCATACCTTTAATTTTAGCCTTCATACCGGGGATGGAAGATATTGTATCGCGTGGATTTCAACAATTGGAACAAATGCCTGAGTGGTACCAGTACAGCTTGGGCGTTATTGTTGCTGCAAGTTTTGGGGTCCGGTCAGCTACAAAGCTATTCGGTAAAAAATGAGGCAATGGTTAAAAGACGTAATTGAATACAATGCTATCGCTCGTCTTACAATGATTGCAAGTATAGCAATGTCGTGGCGATGTGCAGAGTGGTTTATGAACCTTGAAGACCCAACTATGCAACAGAGTGCGTTCGTTAGTGTTATCATGGGTGTGATGACTGGTATATTTGGTATTTGGATGGGTCAGGAAAGCAGAAACAGAAAGAACGACAAATGAATGTAATGATTTGGGCATTAGTGCTGACTGTCTGCACACCCAGCGGTCAATGTTTCAACCAAACTGTGCAGTGGTTCGATAAAGAAAACGAATGTGTTCGTTACAAGCAAATATATGAAGACATTCCAAAAGATGGTTCGTGGGCATCTGTTGAATACAAGTGTGGTATCGTAGGAGCGTTGGAAATATGAAATATAACTCTTCTCACTTTTTAGATCTC